CTACTGCTACTAACGTACAGGCCACGAACTTCAAGGCCAATGACGGCACGGCGGCGATGACAATCGCTGACTCAACAGGTGATGTTAACGTATCGACTAACTTCTCAGTTGACGGAAACTTGACTGTAAATGGTACAACGACAACAATCGACAGTGCCACTTTGACAGTTGAAGATCCGCTTATCCAATTAGCAAAAAACAACTCAGGTGGTGACGCCAACACTTTTGACCAAGGTCTATTCTTCAACAGAGGATCACTGGACAACGTTTCGTTCATCTGGGATGAATCTACAGACCAATTCGCTTTTGCTGTAACGGCATCAGAGGATGGTACAACAGCAGGTAACATCACAATCGACAGTTACGCGAACGTGAGAGCGAACGTTATCACTGGTGCAGACGTTGAGACCGGCACAGTTTCAGCCGCAGATGGCACATTGGCAATGACAATGGCCAACTCAACTGGTATTGTGACTTTCAATGCCGCTCCTAGTTTTGGTGACAACAACATCACCAACGTGGGTGACATCGCACTAGACACAATCAGTGCTGACGGAACAACTGTAGGTATAACATTAACTGACAACACAGCGGCGGCTTTGGACATCAAGGAAGCGTCTAACTCATACTTGAAGTTTGACACCACAAACGGTTCAGAGTTGATCACAGCAAGTAAGGCCTTCACAGTGGCAAGTGGTATTACTTTCACCACTGACACAGCGGACATCAATGGCGGTGCAATAGATGGCACGACTATTGGTGGTAACAGTGCCGCGGCGGGTACTTTCACAACTGCTACTGCTACATCAGTAAACGCTACAAACGTTAGAGCAAACGACGGCACAGCGGCCATAGTCATCACTGACTCAACTGGTGCTGTTGCGGTATCGACCGCTTTGACTGCCACAGGCAACGTGAGCGTGGACGGTGGAACTTTCATATTCAACGAATCAGGTGCAGACCTGGACTTCAGATTTGAGGGTGACAACAACGCCAACTTGCTATTCGGTGACGCGGGCAACGACAGGATCGGTATATTGACGGCGACCCCGGGCTACAGCCTGGACGTTGGAACTGCCACTGACGCCATCGCACTACCGGCCGGTAACACGGCGGCCAGACCTACACCAGTTCCTGGTGTGATCAGGTTCAACAACCAAAGCGGTAAGTACGAGGGATCACAGGATGGTTCAACTTGGGTTGACTTCGCAACATCAGGTGACGCTCCGACTTTCACTAAAGAAACAGCCACAGGTGATGGTTCGACTACCACGTTCACAGGATTCTTCAGCACTGAGCCAGAATCAGCCAACAACGTGTTCGTGTACATCGACAACGTTTACCAAGAACCAACCGAAAACTACAGTGTTTCAGGCACAAACATCACGTTTACTTCTGCTCCTCACTCAGGCGCTAGGATATTCGCGATCACAGGTGCTGACAACTCAGCATTGGTTACGGGTGGTGTTGCTAGATCAGAAGGAACTGCTACGGAAGTGTCAGGTTCGAGTGCTGTGACAGTGTTCAGTTTCAACGCTAACACATACAGATCGGCGGAGATCTACATACAGATCGCTGACTCAGGCAACACAGAGTACTCTGCGATGAAGGGCATAGTGGTACATGACGGTTCGACCGCTTATGGAACGATCTTTGGTATAACCAACTCAGGGGCAAACGATCAAGCAGACATCTCGTTCGTTCACGATGGCTCTAACACGGTGAGTGTACAGGCTACACCTACTGACTCGGGTACTAAGAATATCAAGGTACAGTACTCTCTGGCTTCGTAATAGTCGAACTTAACGATAATTCTAAACGCCCTAACATCACGTTAGGGCGTTTTTTTACGACTCCACATTCTTAAAGTGTAGTTGTTAAAATTACCAAAAATCGCATAAATACCATACATTAACAACAATCATGCGGGAGAAATGGAACCATGACAACAAGAAACTTCAGAGTAAAGAACGGTTTAAGCGTTGGTGATATCACGATATCAGCATCGGCTAACACCATAACAGGCCTAGCAACATCGGCACCAAGCGATGACGGTGACGTGGCCAACAAGAAATACGTTGACGATTCAATAAACGCGATCTCAACAGTAAGTATTACAACAGACAGCAATGCCACGAACGCAACTGTGTCAGGCACGGGTGCTTCAGGCGTATTGACTGTAACAGCCAACAGCAACACAGAGTTGACAGTTAACGATTCTGGTATGCAGTTAGGTGGTTCAGGTGCTAGAGTGAACAGCATCCTAGACGAGGACACCCTTTCATCTAATTCTGATACGGCTCTGGCCACACAGCAATCGATCAAGGCATACATTGACAACGGCTTATCAAGTCTTTCATCAACCACTATCACAGAGGGTAACTCATCGGTTGACGTGGATGACGGAGCAGGCGGAGCCGGCCAGGTCATAATCAATGTTGACGGTAACAACGAATTAGTGGTCAACGACACTTCAGCCACTTTCAGTGGTAACGTGATCGTGTCAGGTGATTTCACGGTCAACGGTACGACCACAACATTGGCCTCGACCAACAAAGTAATCACTGACGCATTGATCGAACTTGCGAACGGAACAACTGGTACCCCGGGCAACGACGCGGGTATCGTGATCGAGCGTGGTGATCAAAACAACGCGTTCATCGGGTACGATGAGTCGGAAGACAAGTTCAAAATGGGTACAGGTACGTTCACTGGTGCTTCAACAGGTAACTTGACCATCACGGCAGGTACTTTGATTGCCAACCTAGAAGGTACAGCGACAGCGGCACAGTATTCTGACGTAGCTGAAAGATTCGCATCTGACAGTATGTACGAGCCAGGCACAGTGGTAGCATTGGGCGGAGCCGAAGAGATCACGGCTGTGAACGAAGAAGCATCGGATGAAGTGTTTGGTGTTGTTTCCAGTCTGGATCAAGCGGCGTTTAAGATGAACGGCGGTGCTGGATCAGATGAGACACACCCATACATCGCGATGACGGGTAGGGTGAACGTGAAAGTGATCGGCACTGTGAACAAGGGTGACAGATTAATTTCTGCATCAGTTCCAGGATATGCTAGAGCGGCTACCAAAGCAGAATGTACAGCATTCAACGTGATCGGTAGAGCACTTACCAACAAAGACGTTGCTGGTCCAGGATCAGTATTAGCGGCTGTGAGGGTGAGTCACTAGTAAATACTCATACTTTTTAGTAGTACAAAAGGGCGGCTTTAGGGTCGCCCTTTTTTTTTAGGCGCATAAATACCAGTACTGCTGTCGGTCGGCAATGATAGGGAGACCGTGCGTGGCGTTTGCCACACTAACATTATTATAAGGAGTACTGAAGTATGGCCATAGGTCGTATATCAGGGTCGGTACTGAAGTCAAACCTAACCAGGAATGGCGTCGACCTTGCGTTTGAAACAAACCTACTGTATCTCGACGTCACCAACAGTCGCGTAGGTATCGGTACTTCAGAACCCACAACAGCATTACAGGTAGCAGGAACAGTAACAGCCACAGCGTTCGCTGGGGATGGATCACAACTCACAGGAATAAACGTAGACACCAACATACAGTTGGTAGGTGATGACTCAACGGGTGCCACGCTGGGCACAGGAGAGACATTCAAGATAGCGGGCGGAACCAACATCACCACCGCGGTGAGCGGTGACACACTGACCGTGACGGGACCAGATCTCAGCAGTTACATCACGGCAACAAGCACAGACACCCTACAAAATAAAACACTGAGAGCACCGGTATTCGAGTCAGGTTCCAACAGTCCACAGTTTATTGAACAGAGATTCGTAAATGCTAATCAATTGAATTTTGTTCAAGTGTACAGTGGTGCCGCCAGTGGATCATATTTCACACAAGGAGAATACCAAAAAATAGCGACCATCATTCCAGATGGTGACAGTCAGAACTATACTTGTAAAGTCACGATGACCGCCACTAGTGCGTCAAACTTTCACGTTGTGACGTTCTACGCCGCACTGCGTAGCAACACACTTCCAGACCTTGACTGGACAGTGACTTACGAAGAACAACACAATGGCACAAGATTCATCGAACCCATGTTGTGGACCAAAGAAACCACCACAGCCGGATTCATACTGGCCTTCGAATACATTCATGGCTCGAATTTATATGGCAATGTCAACTGTGATGTGGAGATCATTCCACGGTCAGCGGCACAACGAGACAATGTCACCATTAACACTACTGCAAACAGCGAACAGACCAGCATTGATGCGGGCTACACAGAACGTAACCCAACACTGATACAGTCAAATGTAAGCGGTACACCGGTGTTCAACCAAACCATCAGTTTCGAGGGAGCGACTGACGACGGCAATGAGACCAGCATCACAGTAACTGATCCCACGGCAGACAGAACAATCACCATACCAGATGCCACAGGCACTATTGTGCTACAGGATAGTACCGACACTTTAACAAACAAAACAATTGACAGCGCCTCTAATACTTTAACATTAGATTTAGGTGAGGGTACTTTAACAGGTACAACTGCTGAATTTAATACGGCATTACAGGATGGCTCATTTGCTACATTGGCAGGTACAGAAACATTAACAAATAAAACACTAGATGTTCCTATAGTAACAGGAAATCTTACAGTTGATACAAACACACTTTTTGTCAATGCTTCGAATAACAGAGTTGGTATTGGAACAACAAGTCCAGCATACCAAGTAGAAATAGAAAACACTGGCGCAAACGCACTATTGGTGTTAGATAGAACAGACGGTGCTTCTACTTTCATCGAAGGAGGTGCCACTGATTCGGTGCTTGGTTCTGTTGGCGCCAATGATGTAAAAATAGCCTACAATAGTGTTCCAGTAGTCACAATTGGATCAGGTGGTGCTATTACAACATCAGGTAATATCACAGGTGGTTCTCTACGGGCTGATAACTTTACCACACAAAACGCTTTTGCGATTGTGGGCAGTGACAATAATTTAATACAAGATACGACACTATCAGTAGACCCTGTCAGTAACTATCTAGGTATTAACCAAACCTCACCTGAAGTGACCCTACACATGACGGGCGAAGGTGCCCAGACCGCGCAGATCAGGATGGAGCAGTACAATGATAGTGCTGACGCTCCAGATGTAAGAACAAGAAGATACAGAGGCACGATTGCCTCACCAAGTGCTGTGCAGGCAGGTGACTACCTATTCAGGAGTAACCACGAATACTACAATGGTACATCACTACTTGTGGGTGGTGCGTTTGCTTTTGACAACACCAACAATGCCAACAGGACACAGTTTTCGGTTGCTGTTGATACTGATGGTACAGGTGCAGATCCTCAAGGCAATAACGGGCAGTTTAAGATTGATGGTAACGACGGTGGTGCGATCACGTTCAACAACGCATACAAGTTTCCTACCGCAGATGGTTCTGCTGACCAGTTCCTCAAGACGGACGGTTCAGGAAACCTAAGTTTCGCCACAGTATCTACAAATTCAATATCACAACTTAACTCTAATGTTACGGTAACAGATTCAGGCACAGGTTCAATCACCATAGACGCGGACGGAAGCACCATAATCACCATGAACGCAACAACGGTGCTGGACGCCTCCACAACAACCAACGCAGTGAGACTGCCCAACGGAACCACGGCACAGAGACCAAGCGGATCCGCGGGTATGATACGTTACAACAGTAGCACAGACACAATAGAGGGCTACACCACGGCGGGCGGATGGGCACAACTAGGTGCTACGACGGCCACAGCAGAGAACACCAACGACACATCAACGGGATCTGCCACTGCGATCAGCACCACCGCATCGATCATAGACCAGTTCGCCACTTCAAGTTTCGACTCAGCGTGGTACCTGGCAGTGACCAGGGACGAGATCAACGACGAGGTCTCAACCGCCAAGTACAGCCTGGTGCACAATGACACGGACGCGTTCGTGGCAGAATCACACATCACACAGTCCAACGTCAGCAACACCTACGTCACAGTGACGGCGGACGTGGCGGGCGGTAACGCCAGACTGTTGGGAACGGGCGGATCGGTCGTGAACTCAGTGAGCTTCTACAGGATAGCCACAGGAGACAACACAACAGCGGCCACCACAGGTAATGTTGTGACCAACATCAACACCGATGTAGATTCAGCATCGGAGGTGATAGATTCATGGGCACACGCCAGTTACAGGGGAGCCAAGTACTACATCTCTGTGAACAACGCCACCAAGACAGAGCTGTCAAACGTGGAGGCCATGGTGGTACACGATGGCACAACAGCATACATCACGTCATATGGAAACGTCAACACGGGATCGAATGATCTAATCGAACTGACAGCGGCCATCAATGGGTCAAACGTTGAACTGAGTGCTTCAGGAAATGAGCCAAACCTGCGTGTGACCATATACAAGATATTACTGGCAGACGATGAATCATCATCGACCGGGGACAACGTCAACGTCGTAGAAGCAACCACAGTGGACTCGGGAGCGACCACCGTGGACAGTTTCGCCACATCGGCATACACGGGCGCTTTCTACGTGTTCACAGGATATAACGCCACAGAAGGTGCGGCCAGCATATCAGAAGTGATGGTGGTGGCCAACGATGAGGCCTACGTCACACAGGGACCTCTGGTCAGCACGAAAGGTTCTGATCAACTCACATTCACAGCATCACTGAGTGGTACGACCGTCACAGTACAGGCGGCGTCGACCTCGGGTTCGAGCACGATAGTCAACGGATACAGGGTACACATGCTGAGGGGATTAGCGGGTGCGTCAACGGCTGACACGGTGCTAGTTTCCACTGAACAGACCATCACGGGGGCGAAAACATTCACCAGTCCAATCGCATTAACTGTTGGCAGTGATCCGACCGGTGTGGCCGACAAGGCACACATATACGCCAAGGACGAGGCATCAAGCGCAGAAGTTTATGTGAGGGACGAAGCGGGCAACGTGACCAAGATATCTCCGCACAACCAAGCAGGAGAATGGGAATACTATTCCAGAAATACTAGGACCGGCAAAACGGTCAGGATCAACATGGAAGAAATGATCCGAGATATAGAGAAACTCACTGGTAAAACTTATATCAAAAACGATTAAACAATCAGATCCAATATAGTCTGTAACTTGCCTTTGATACTCTTGTTGTTCAATGTATTACGTAGACCCATGTGTAGATTTTTGGGCCAGCACTCGAACGCCGTCCAGCAGTAGCCGGAGTGTTCCGCATTTAATTTTGGTATGAACTCTGACTCTATTGCCACGAGATAGGTATGGAAAAAGAACTTCTGATCGTTTGAAGTGAACATCTCCAACGGTATCACTTTCTTGAACTTGGGAGTGTCACCCACTTCCTCCTGTATCTCACGCTTGAGTCCCTCGAAAGCACTCTCCGTGAACTTGTTCTTGCCGCCCACCAATCCCCAAAGACCTTGTGTCTTCTTATCAGTGCGTTGTAGGAACAGGAATCGTTTCGTGCCGGTGGCGTAGAACAGTGCTCCAGAACAGACTATGTTTTCACTCATACCGTATTATAACAGATTAAAGTTGTTTTATCAAGGGGTGGTTGCGTCGGTGCTGGCATTGTAATCTGATGAATTACCGTCTAACACTATGCTCCAATTACCCGCGGTGTACACACCCTCGTATGATTTGACCCATTCCGTGCCATTGAACCTGTACTGTATTCCGGTGTTTAGGTTGGTCACGTAGTGCTGTGTCGAATCTGGGTTTGAAGCGTCAAAGGCCACGTTCCATTTCGAAGTTGAACTGTTGTACTCTATGATGTCTCCCACGCTGGCCACCAGTGTGCCCCAGGTCTGACTCTGGAAACTGGCAGTGCTATCACCAACATCATTGATCACTAGATACCTATCACCGTTCGCAGGTGTGCCTGGATCGAACGTTGCAGGATTTATTATCTTCTTCACGGCAGTCAGTGAGTTGCTTGGTATGGTGTCTGAATCTATTGTGTACAGCAAGATCGTGTCATCCAATGTGGTTGTCGCTATGGTGCCGACGATCTCGTTGCCGTTGGGCTGGGTCAATCTTATCTGAGATGTGCCGTTTGTGACCTTGCCATACTGGTCCAATAAAATTTTCCAGTTGACCGCTGGTCCAAACGTCTCGAAAGGATCGTAGTTGCTTGGCTCGTTGGCTCCTGTGTGGAATCCATCTCCCCCGGATTTCACATTAACACCGGTTGTACCTAATAGTCTCAACTGATTTCCGGTGACCAATAATCCAAAATTATTTGGTGTCACATAACTCCTCGAAATCATGGATCCGTCGATCAATCCTTTTGCTATACCGCCATCATCGTCATAGATGCTCATTATGATCTTCTGTATCACACCCAGTTTCTTGACTTTCACAGGTGGTGATAACCAAATTGGCATACTGAATGTCAATGTGGCAACATCTATCTCTGAATCCGCACCCACTGGTATGGTCCTTGAGCTGAAGGTCACTCCTGTCAGTTCAACGTAACTGAGACTGGTCCAATCTATGTAGTTGTCGGACTTCTGTATCTCGAAGTCTGGGTTGAACAGGTAAAGTATCTGTTCCATTATCTGTAGTTTCTGGTCCGTGTTGGAACTCCATATGTCCGCCGTGACTTCCAACCTGAATGGCGAAGGCATCACCTTCTCTATGGTGTATCCAGCACCCAACTGATTGGTGTATTCTCCAGTGGATTCGTCGTATGCACGTTCTTTCAGGTGCTGTTTCTCTATGTGATAGGGATTCTGCATCCTGTCCCTGTCGTAGTTCAGTTCCCTCACATAGCAGGCTATCTTTGGTGCGTAGGCCAGTGCGTTCTCTGAGTTGTTACGTATGATATTGGCCACCTGTCTGGTTGGATCACCATAAACAACGGGCACTGCCCTCAGTTGGACCTGTCCATCTGAACCCCTGCCGGTCTCCACAGAGAAGTTGCTCAATATCCTGATGAATTGAGTGAGGAATTTCCTAACCTGTCCTTCGTAAAAATGTAACATCCTTAATTGTCAGCCTTTGGTTTCAACGCGTCTGTTAATGCCTGTCTCTGTTCAACAGTCAAACCATTAATGGTCGAACTGGTTGAGTTGTTTACGAAACTTGTCTTATAGTTGGCACGTGAATCATTGTTTGTAGTAGTTATTCTTACAGAGTCCTCAATTTTGACCCATCTGGTTCCATCGAATCGGAACAACCTGTTTGGTAGGTAATCGGTCCTTAGGAAGTAGTCGCCCTTGTCAACATTTGATGTTGGGAACGATATGCCAAATCCCGCCGGGTTGCCGTTTGGTGCCACACCATCACCGTCTAGGTAGAATCCGTAGTGTGAAGCGGCCGGAGTGTCTATGACTGCGTTCACTGTCTTATCTGAACTTACCCTGTCAGTATCGTTCACATTGTCCGTCCTGATGTTGCCCCTCTCGTCAATGGGAGCCACGTAATACTGTTTGTAGTTGAAGCCGGACTTCGGAGCGTCTGCTTCCGCCTGCGCAACAATCTGATCGTTGATGGTCTTCTCCCTGTTGTAGGTGCTCATGTAACTGGCAACGGATCCTGCCGTTGTGGCATCTCCGATGATGTCCTTGAATTCCTGCGAATCCACCATCGTCTTCATCTTCAGTCTTAATAAGTGTGGCCACCAAGTCTGTGAGAATCCCTCCGCGGCCCTGTTTACATCTTCCACTACATAATATCTCTTTAGTGCTATAGGGATTGATTCGTCTAAACTGTAATCTTCCTTCATGTGTGGGAATTCTATCACGTCTCCTGCCATGGGTTTCCTGCCGATCCTCTCTACTATATCGTTCAGATGAACTGTAAGGAATAATGTGTCATTCTGTAGGAACATACCAAACTGTGAAAGATTGAAATCAGCGTCCTGTACGTTGTATATGCCCCTGACCACGTACACATCACTGGCGTATTTCCTATCTCTGTTCTCTAGGAATAACAAATCTTGTATGGTCCTCTCGTTTAGGCTGTCTCCGGAGTACTGCGGTTGCGTGGGACTGGCCGGGCCATCCTTGTTGGTGTCGCCTTGATCGTAAGGACCCAGATACTTGTGGAAGTGTAGGTCCGTGCCGCCCACCTGGAACATCTCCTTGATGTTGCGATCGAAGAACTTGTAGTCGTTGCCTTTTTCAGGCTTGAAAATGGATAATCTTGGCATATCATACATATTTATTGCTGGCATCACGACAATAAATATGAGTATGTCAGAACTCCAAACAGGACAACAGGAAATATTTGATTACGTGAAGAACAATCTCGGCGATGGCATGATCGACGTGGAATTGGACCCAAAACACTATCATACGGCGCTGGAGAGGTCTGTTAACAGATACAGACAGAGATCGTCGAACGCCGTGGAAGAATCATACGCTTTCCTGGAACTGAAAAAGGACCAGAATTCATACATCCTACCAGACGAGGTGATCAACGTGAGGAACCTCAACAGGAGGACCGTAGGTTCGAGGACAGAAGGCGGGGAAGGCGGAACACTGTTTGAACCATTCAACCTAGCCTACACCAACACATATCTTTTAAGAGCAGGCGCCACTGGCGGATTGGCCACTTACTACGCTTTCGCAAGTTATCAAGAACTTGTGGGGAAAATGTTTGGAAGTTTCATACAGTTTCATTTTGATGTGGCAACCAAGAAACTGACAATAACACAGAGACCTAGGGCCGACAACGAAACCGTGCTGATGCACACCGACAACTACAGACCGGACATCACACTGTTCAAGGACATCTACGCCAAGCCGTGGATCAGGGATTACACATTAGCAGTATGTAAAGTGATGCTGGGCGAGGCCAGAGGTAAGTTCAACACCATAGCGGGACCACAGGGTGGGACCTCATTGAATGGCGATGCTTTGAAGAACGAAGGTAATGCTGAGATGGAAAGACTTGACAGCGAGATAGGTAATTTCCAAGAAGGCGGAACTCCGCACAGTTTTGTTATTGGTTAATTGCCAATCACTATCATTTAAATAATACTGTCATGACAAAATCCAATTACAAGAAATATTCTGACCTCTCACTGGATGAATTAGAGAAACTGGTCGAGGAATTAGAAACAATGAGCATCAGGGCCTTGAAGGAAGGTAAAAAAAGCCTGAGGGTTAGCATCTTGAAATCAGTCAGAAAAGCAATCAAAGAGATTGAAAAACGTCTAAAAAAATAGTATAATAATCCTATGCTGATAGGAGTAGTAGGATTGATAGGTTCTGGTAAAGACACAGTTTCTGATAGACTGGCACAGAAATACGGTTTTAGGAAGGACTCATTCGCGAAAAGTCTCAAGGACGCGGTCAGTTCCATGTTCAATTGGGATCGAGACATGCTGGAAGGCAAGACAAAAGAAAGCAGAGAATGGCGTGAGAAAACCGATGCTTTCTGGAGCAAACGTTTTGGCAAGGATGTGACTCCCAGATGGGTATTACAGCATTTTGGCACGGAAGTCATGCGACAGAATATGCATGATGCCATATGGATTGACAGTTGCATGGCTAGGTATGATGGCAAGCCCACTGTGATAGCGGACACGAGATTTGAAAACGAGATCAAGACAATACGAGAAATGGGCGGTAAGATAGTGCTGGTGAAACGTGGCGCTGATCCAGACTGGTTCACTGACTATGTGGAGGGCAATGTGGTGCCAAAACACATACATTCCTCAGAATATGCCTGGGCCA